GCAAGTTTAGCTTTCACTTGCTCTTGGATGCCTTCACGTTCCTTATCAGCATTAGCCTTGGCACGCTTGATTAGTATGTTCTTCTTCTCCAAGTTGTCAAGGTACTCTTCAATCTCATCAGCATCAGCATCACTGTTCTTACGCATATAGTCACGCTTCATATAGTCACGTGCCTTATCTGCATCATCAAGTGCTTCTGCTGAAGGTATGACATCAGAGCCTTCTTCAATCTCAAGGAATGCCTTCAACTCTTTGCGTGTCAGCTTATCACCACGCTCCATTGCATAAGCTAGGAGTTGCTGTGTGACAGGAGGAGATTGTGATATGATAGCATCAGCTACCTTCTGTGGTATCTCAGCTATCTTAGCATCCATCTCTTCCCAAGTACCTTTGAAGTCTTCATCTTCTTCTATGTACTCGTTCTTAACAAGGGCATTGTAGAATGCTGTGGCATCAGTGTCAGGCTCTACTTCAGTCTCTACCTTTGCAGGTGTCTTCTTAGCAGTAGCTTTGTCTTCTTGCTCATCATCCTCTTCTTCTTCTTCCTCTTGTTCTTCCTTTTCCTCTTCCTCTACATTATCATTGTAGTCGTTTAGAATCATAACAGGGAATGGGCTCTCTTCGTCCACTGTGTTATCTGGTGCTTGTGCCATTTTTCGTATGGTTTAGTTTGTGATGTTCACATGTCAAAAGTATATTACTTACACCACCATAGCTAATCAGCGTGTGAACAATGTGCTGATTAGCTAAGCTATGGTATATGGTAGGAAATGTTATTTACTTGTCTTCTTCTCTTTAGCCCTTGCTTGCACCTCTTTGTCTTTGATGTCAAGCTCACGTTGTTTGAGCCTTACATCATCTTGATGCTTCTGTGAATCAAGAGCTACCTTGGCTTGGTCTATCAAGTTACGTGCCTCTGCATCTCTGTCAGGGATACCATCATTGTTCCTATCACGTTCAAGACCTTCCTGCTTCATAGATTCAACTTGCAGCTTTGTTATCCTATCCTCTATTGCTTTGAGTGATATGATGCTCTCCTGCATCTTCTGCTGTTGCAACATGGTATCTTGCTGCATCTTAGCAATCTCTTGCTGTTGTGCTGCTTGTTGCTCTTGCATTGCTTGTTGTCTCTGATGTTGCTTGAGTGCTGCTATCTCTATGTTACGGTGTGTCTCTTCAGGTGAAGCACCTGACACAATAGACTTGATGATACTTGATATGGTCTCTACTCCTTCAGCAGCATTGTTAGCAATAGCAGTGAGCTGCTGCATCATGATATCGTGGTATCTCTGCACCTGTCCTTCATTAGTCAAGTAAAGTCCTATGTCAGTATGCTTGATATCTTCAGGTGTTACACGTAACATCTCTATGCTGCCATCAGGTAACAAGTACTGTAAGTAGTGCTCTGTGGTGTAAGGATTATTAATGAAGATGTCCTCTATGTGAGAGCGCATGTTATAGAGGTGCTCATTGATAGCATGCTTCCACACTAGATTATGTAGGTAGAAGTACACTTCAGTAGCATGGTATGACTGCTGCATAGCACTCTGATTATCAGCTACATTGCTATTAGCACTATACATTGCCTCACGCTGTGGTGATATACCCATAGCCATACCTATCTCTACATTGATAAGGTTCTTCAGGTTCTGCAAGCCCATTATCTCTTGTATGCTACCCTTGACAAAGGAGCTAGACCCGGGGCTACGTGTAGAGGGGGGCAGACCACCTAGTGATGACTGGCTACCTGAGTAGTAGTTGTAACTACTACGTCTCTGTATGATTGCATGTGCTGTAACAGCATCTATACCAATGATTTGTTCACCGTGCTTATCTCTACCTAAGTCATCAGGTATCTGGTCTGTATCCACATTCTGTATAGAGCCCTCATACTTAGCTATCTCTCTGTTCATCAAGTGTGACACAAAGAAGTAAGTGAACTGTGATGGTATTGCTCTCTTGACAGGTGATATAGATTTGGCATTACGTGATGTGAAGATAGCACCCTTGTATGACAGCTCGAAGTTGGTGAAAGGGTTATCTATGTGTAATGGCTGAAAGGGCACTTCACGCATATTCACATATACACCTTCACCTATCCTTGTCACCTCATACCTACGTGGTATGTACATCAGCTCTAGCTCATATACTATCTCATCAACACCAAGCCATACCCACTTAGCAGAGTCATCACCAAACCTATTAGTGAATATCACCTTCTTAGCCTCTTTTGGTACTGACTTAGAGTAGTTAGAATCAACAATGGTAGTGGTAGGATTGCCATACTCATCCTTATACGATAAGAAGCCTATCTCCTTGTATGCCTTGAACTCCATGTGTACCTTCCACAGCTTGTTAAGGCGCATGACATCACCATTGAGTTCTCCTCCTTGGTGCATACCACTCGCTTCTAACACTGCACCACTGTTCTGATGTGTGTTAAGTATCATGTTCTGCCTTGTGTGGTCGAACATAGTCTCTGCTGTACCAGCCATGACATCATTGGCACTATCCCACCTGTTAGCATTGTATGAGTGTATGCCTAACATATCAATCTGCTCTGTTGTTAGTATGTTACCATACTCAGTCATCACATCTTGATATGTCACACTCTCTCTGTACCACACAAAGTCACCCTTCTGTATGAACAGCTCATCAGGTGCTTTGTGGAATCCTATGTTGATAGGGTTACACACCTTAATGTGTGGCTTGCCATTCTTCCATCCACAGTACACGAAGCATCTATCTACTGTTAGTGTATCCTCAAATGTACCTAGCTTCTTAGTCATCACATCCTGCTCAAAGAAGGTGTGCTTCAGTAACCTAGAGTAGAATATCTCATTCTTACTCTTGAAGTCTGTGACAGCAAGGTCTTCAGGCTCTTCAGACTGTACTATCTCTTGTGTGATAGCATCTATCTCTTCAGGTGACTTACCTTCCATCTGAGCCTTCATGCTCATTATCTTAGCACGTACCCTCTCATCAACGGAAGCCTTTATAGCCTCTAACATCATGTCATCCTTCTTCTTGATAGCATCAGATGACAGTAGTATGAGCTGCATGGAGTTACCACGCTTTAGCATCTCACCCTTCAATACCATCAGCTTCTGTGGTATCTGATTGTAAGGTAGTAAGTCCTGCTCCACTGCTCCTAACTCAAAGAAAGGGTTACATTGCAGCTTGAGATTATCTTGAAACCTACTCAAGTCATTGTTCACCAATGCGTAGGTATCCATCATCTCTTCGTACTCATCAGTAGCTGCTCTGTTCCAAAAGGGCATGAACCTATTAGACATATCTTTGAACCACTGCTTGTTGTTCTTGTACTTCTCACGCTCAGGTACTTTCAGCTTTATATTGCTAAACACCTGACTATTTGTGCTGTTGTCTTCCATGTTCTCTGTTTTGTTGTTGTCCTTGTTTATACATCATTGAAAGCGCACCCAGCTTATTGCCTTTCTTAGTCATCAGTTGTGTCATCAAGTGTTCCTGCTCTTTGATACCTAATGCTACACCACACATAGTCATGACAGCATCATAGTTACCCTTGTCAATATCAAACTGCATTATCTGTCTTATCAAGAAGATACATGGTATCCTCTGTATGTTAAGTAGCGTTATACCATCAATAGTAGTAGGTGTCATCAGCCAATCACGTAGCAACTGTAACAGATGTAGCTTACCTACTCTATTACCTACTAGGTAACCATAGTTCATTATCATAGCATGTCTAGCACTACTGCCCTTCTCATACTGTGGTCTAAGGCATAGTAGATGTGCCTTGTTCTTTTTGATGTAGTATCCTCTGCAATAGTCACCTCTATCTGCTTCGTACCACAGTGACCTAGTAGGATTGCCATAGTATGCAATTAGCTTCTCTTGTGCTTCATAGTATGCCTCTAGCCCCTTCTCAGGCTTACCTATCAGTGTGGCTACAATAGTGCTACCATGGTATCCTTCAGGTATATACTTAGGATTAACTACTATGTAGGTACATCCTACTGAGCCACCTGCCTTCTGCTCTTCTGCTATGTAAGGGTCATGCCCTATGATGTTATAAAGCCCTTCAGGTATATCACTCACAGGATGCTGATATATAACAGTAGTGCCATTAGTCATCTCTTTGAAAGGGAAGTCCCAGTATGGCTCATTATCTGTGTCTAGCTCATAGTCCACTCCATTGTTAGCATGTGCTGACCAGAACAACTTAACAGCAGTACCTATCTTCTTGTATGAGTTACCTTTCATTAACTCCTTCTCTCTTGCAGCAGCCTCTTCGTATGGTAGTATGTACGACTTATCAGTAACCCACATCTCTGATGGCTTGATAGGATAGTTCATCTTCTCCACACGTATGACAGTGTTATCTGCTGACTGCTCTGCCTCTTCTCTCCTCTTCTGTATGAACTGCTTAGCTCTCTCAATATCAGTGTTGCCATTGACATCCTTGAACTGCCTCAATGTCATGTATGCAGGTAGGAAGAACCCTATCTTACCACTAGCCTCCCATACATCATCGTACTCTACTACCTTGTAGCTCTTTGGATTAGTGAACATACGCTTAGCAGGCTGTATCAACTTGATGTTACCTGCTGTTCCTAACCCTGCCTGCACTCCAAACTGGTTACCATCTGTTGATACAGTAGCCTCATTACTTGTCCAGCTCTCTATCAACAACTCTGTCAGACCTATCTCTTCCGTTATAGCTATGTTATACCTACCACCAGCTCCCTTCTCTGCTGAGCCCTGCCTGTTATTAGAATACGACACGTGGTTTAAATAACAATACTCCTTTGTTACAAAGCCATTTATTGTTCTCTCTTCTACCTCATGTCTCCAGTGATTCTCTTTGTTGTTACTACTTGTTACTCCTGACATGTGCTTGTAGAAAGGACTAGGTGTGTAGTCACTACTGTCAAGAGAACCCCATACACCTAAGTCTTGGTTAGTAGCTAACTCATTCATTGCTTTCACTACTTTGTCAATGAACTCACTACTCTTGCCACTGTCACCACTACCTACCAATGTACCTACCTCATCAGGTGGATTAAGCCTGTTCTCATCAGTGTAGTACTTGATACCTAGGAACACTAATGAGTAAAGCACTCCTGCCAATGAGTACCAGTATGACTTACCACCACCACGTGAGCCTAGCTCTAGTATGTTCTTAGCATTGTTCCTGTATCTTGGTAAACCCATAGGTCTGTCATGTAACATCCTGATGTTATCCCTTGGTGCTATGTACTCCTTGAACTTACCATCCTTACGTATGATACGTGTCATGTCTATGTTACTCTCAGGCATGTGGTTCTTACTATACTCAAACACTAGCATGTCTGATGTGAACATGTCATCATCATACCAACCACTGAATCCCTCTGCCTCTAACATCATGTATGCTCTCTCCCACTCAAGGTCTGACACACTAGGCCTGTATGTCCTCCTTGTCTTCTCTATCTCATCAGTACCTGCTATGGAACAGAAGCTGCCATACCAAGGTATTCTACCCGGACAGTATCTGTACTTACCAAACTCTTGCCCCCACATGCCTTCAATACAGACACGCTTAGCCTCTCTCCACCACTTGATGTAACGTGGTGAGATAGGGTTTATCTTAGGTATCTCTGTGAAGAGAAACTGTGATAAGTTCTCTATGCGTATCCAATCGTACTCTCTCATATCATCTTCTTCTCTGTGGCACTCTTAGAGCGACCACCTTTTAGTGTGCTGTCACCTTTGCCTTCTAAGAACTTCTTGTTTATCTTATCGAAGTCATCATATATCTTAGGTGATTTAGAT